TACCTGCTTAAAACATAAACGTATTGCAGAAAGAAGTGTATCTAACAACGTACTATATAAATGTATTAAATCACAAGCAGAACTAGAAAAAAATATAGATGGATCTATAACAATTAAGAAGCTAATACTAAAATAATGAGTAATTTTCCTTGGGACAAACAACTAATAGCAATGTTTATTTTTATTACATTGTTTTTAATTATAACAATGATATTTACCTAAAGTGGCAACTTTAAAATTAATTATGGCCTTATTGATGGGCATGGTTATTGGCACTATTATTGGCTTTTGTATTTATCATTATTTTTTTATGGATAAGTTTAGCTGTTGTGGTGTATATGGATAGGTATGGAAAGATTTTGTAAAAAATGTAAACACTTATGTCATTGTATAGAGGCAGACCATGAGGGCTGTAAATGCAGCGGCTGTGATTGTGAACAATCTACGGCAGAAGATTTAAGTTATGAAAATAATGGGAGCAGCAAAAATGAAAAAAAATGACTTACAAGCTATTTATGACAAGGTTTTTCAAGAAGCTATGATGCTTACTGTGGATTATGACTCACAAAAAATTGCCGCTACTTATATGGCTATTGCTTGTCGAATTTACAAAACCGTTCTGGAAGACGATGAATATGATTTAATGATGGAGATGATTCATAAAACTCCTATTAAACCTTACAAACAACCAACACTTCATTAATTATGATGCAAATTATTATGGCTTTAATGCTTATGCAAAATGTGAGTTCCTTTTCTACCACTGAATCACCTGCTTTTGATAGTATTAATAAAATACAAAAGACACTAAAAGTGGTAAGAATAGTAAACGGATTAAAATAATATGAAAAAAATACTTCTTATTTTTATATTTCTTGTTCTTTCAGGGTGTGCGGTAGGCCAAAAGTGTACCTACACTCAGGATGGGACTAAGATTTCTTCATGGGTATGGTTCTTTAATGGGGACAAACCTATTGATGTAGATAAAAACAACTGTAATTAATTATTACAACATAGGGGGACTTATGAAGTGGTTGAAAAAACTATGGCAAAAGTTTGCCGATTGGTTATTCAAGGATATGTATAAATAATTTATGTGGTTAAACATTGCAGCAAAATTAGTACCAGGTATCATTAAGACAGGCATGTCTATTGCATCCAACAGAAGAAAAACAAAAGAATTAGAATCTGTTGCAGAATTAAAATTGGCTGAACGAATGGCAAATGGACAGGTTGAATTTAAAAAAGCCGTTATTGATTCACACAGGGGAGACTGGAAAGACGAATTTTGCCTTGTCTTAATTTCGATTCCTTTGCTATTATTAGCTTGGTCTGTGTTTAGCGATGATCCAAACATACAGGCAAAAATAGATATTTTTTTTGATAAGTTTTCAAACCTACCTATGTTTTATCAGGCTCTTGTAGTTGGAGCTTTCAGTACGATACTGGGTATTAAGGGTGTTTCTACTTTTAAAAAAAAATAATCTATGTCTGATACTTCACATGAACTCATTGTTGAGTATAAAGAGCAAATAAGAATTCTTAAACAGGAAGTTGCAGAACTTCAGGATGCTGGTAAAAGCAAGGACAGTGCCAACAAAAGATGTTTACAGAAATTAGAATATGCTGACGAAGATTTAGTGAAGGCGACTAATAAAATTAAGGAATTGGAAAAGAAGCTCAAGGAAACCAAGAAAACAGATAAGATGCCGACTGACCATATATGATAAAAAATGAAAATAATACTATTAATGGTTATATGCTTTGCCACTCATGGTACTTGCGAACCTTCCCTCCAAAAAAATACTACCTTTGGAGATTGGGATAGCTGTATGCGTCAAGGTTATATAGATTCTTTGCAAGCGTTGGATTTAATGGGTAATGATTACGTTAATGAAAATAAGGTGTATGTTAAATTTTATTGCAAGGAAATCCAAAAAAAAGAAACTCATTTATAATAATGTTGTTAAGTAAAAATTTTAGCTTAAAAGAACTAACCCAATCCCAAACAGCATTAAAAAATAATATTGATAACGAACCCAACGGATCACAAATCTATAATCTTAAATTGCTTTGTTCCAATATTCTACAACCATTAAGGGATTACTACGAATCTCCTATCAAAATTACCTCTGGCTATCGTAGCAAAACATTGTGTGAGCTGATTAAATCTTCCTCAACCTCCCAACATTGTGCCAATAATGGAGCCGCAGCCGATTTTGAAATACCTGGAATAGACAATAAAAATGTCGGAAGCCATATAAAAAACAATTTTAATTTTGACCAACTGATACTTGAATATTATGACGAAAGTGATATTAATTCAGGATGGATTCATTGTTCATTTAAAAGTGCTAACAATAGAAAAGAATCCTTAATGAAAGATAACGAAGGTTATCATCAATGGAAATAACATGACAAAAAAAAAGAAAAAAAACAAAGGCAAAAAAAAGAAGAATAAAAAAGGCAAGAAAAAAAGATAATTAGTATATAGCCGTTCTACTTTTTAATGTTTAAAAAAAAGAAAACAAAAAAAACCTGGTCTTCCTCTGCAAGACGAAGACAAGAAAGAATAAGAATTGTTGGAGATTGTCTTTATTGTAAGAAGGAAATTACTAGCGATATGTCGTTTGTGATTTTTGCAACACACAAACCATCGCATTATTCTTGTTATAAAACAGAGACAGAAAAAGAACAAAATGCCCAAAGTCGGTAGAAAACATTTTTCATATTCAAAAGCAGGAAAGAAAGCTGCTAAACGGTATGCTAAAAAAACAGGAAAAAAAGTTACCCATAAAAAAAGGTACGCCTAATCCTGTTGCAAAAAACCTGAGAAGCCCACAATATCAATCTCAAATCATACCCTCAAAAAAAGTTTATAATCGTAAAAAGATTAACAAAACTGCGGATTAGGTGTAATCATTATGATATGGTTGGGTATGGAAGGTGGGTTTATATTAAGGGTTGTAAATTAAAAACAATTCTAATATATTAAAGGTCTATCATTTTACACTTCTCAGGCTAGTCAGTTGACCTATTCTTGGTTCTGACTAGCCCTACTTATTCTTATTGTTTATTTACCAGTTTATTAACTGCTACTAACGGCAGATTCAAATGGTCGGTAATTTCACCATAAGAATTAGGGTTGGGATAATGCTTTTCATTCTTGTGTTGATTGTTCACATGAATTTCTGGTTCATTATCATTATAAGAAAGCTGACTTGTAAAAGTTTCGTAATCAAATCCTTCGTAGAAAAAAGAAACAGGAACTTTTAAAAGTTTAGCCACCTCACCTAAAACAAAACCACTCATTCCATTGGTTCCTTTTTCGTACTTTTGTATTTGCTGAAATGTTTTGTTTACGGAATTTCCAACTTTTGTTTGCGTAAGTCTCAGTTGTATTCTTTTGTTTCTTAACTTCTTACCTGCATGACTATCAAATGCAAATTTATCTTTTCGGTTGGTCGGCATAAAGACAATACTCCTTTCTAGTTGTTCACAACCATATATATTTTATCCACACAACTTATTAATAAATTATGTCGTAATTGTGTCTTGCTTTGCTTTTTCTAGTTGAAGATCATCGGCAATCTTTATGATTGCATTTTGTTTTTTAAAAACCCAGCTTTTGTATTTATACATCAGCATGGTTTGTTTCTGTACCTGACCCTCAAGCTCCCTTACCTTCTTTGGATCGTACTCCATCTGCCTCATCCTCCTTTAACAACTTCACTGTGGAAGACATGAATCTTTGATGGGTAATTTCCTTTACCCTTGACTTGTCGGAGGCTAGAAATTGTTTAGCGGCTAATTCAAGGCTATCAAAGTCTTGCTCCATTACTACCGTCATCTCATAGTTCCACAACTTTTTACACTTTTTCATAATTACAACTTATAGTAATTATTGACTTTCAACTTACCTTCTTTAGCAAGATTGTTCAAGCTATATTTCCTCATAAAATAATTGTGAGATTCAACCAACCCTAGTTGTTCAGCTTGTTTTAAAAGTATTCCTATCCTTTGTTTAGAAACATGAAGGGATTTTCCTATTTCATTGAGCTTGGGATAAGCCTCATGTTCTTTGTAGTATTTGGCCATAAAGGTCAGTATTCTCTTAATTTGTGGGCTATAAAAAACCTTTCCATTATTTGACATCTTTATAATCCTCCTCATGTTTCATCATCATTTCTAACAATTTTGAATATCCAGCAATATCTTTAAAGGTGTCTTCTTTATAAAGAGTTTGTTTTGTTCCGTCATCAACAGTTCTGGTTAATTTTAATACAATCATAAGCTGTGGTACAATGGAAGTGGGGACTTTTAGGTGTTGCTTATTAATCGCCTCTAGGGTGTGTTTAATAAACCCTGCCACAATATGAGCATTATTGCCAAAGTTGCCATATTCTTTTCCTTTATCATCTAGCATTTGTTTAATCATTTTTTCGCCCACATTGGGATTGAAAAATTTTATATTATCTCTTGTCATTTATTTTTGTAAAGCCCTCCTTAATTTCTTAACTGTTTCTAACATTTCCGCCTGATGATTTTCTTTCATCCAATCTTTATCTTTTTTTAATTTTAAAATTTCTTCTTCTAATTCAGAAATTCTAAAACTTAACCTTTTATTTTTATCCATTAACACTTCGTATCTTTTTTTTAGATTAATCATTTTCAGTTCCTTTGATTGTTATTTGAAATTCTCTTTTAACCTCTAAATTTGGGTGTAGAAATATATGAACATCTAAATCTAGTGTTTTCGCAATTCGGTTTAAACTCTCTAAACCTATATTTCTTTTTCCATTGAGTAATCTATGACAATAGGCACGATCCCATCTCATTATTTTAGCTAGTTCTCTATAATTAATTCCTTTAACTTTTAATATTTTTTGTACATTACTTATAACTCTTTGTTTTATTTCACTCATTATATATATTCTCCATTTCTTTTTTGAATCGTTTTCCAAGAGGTGTAAAAGTAAAGTTTTTAAATCTTCTGTCCAACATATTTTCATAAAGTTTTATTAGTCCTAATCTAACAAGACTATTTGACACCCTACTCATGGATGCCGTATTAATATCATGCTGATAAGTTGGATAGAATTTTTTATAAATACCACCAATAGTTTCACCGTCATATTTACACATTAAATAAAAAATCATTAAACTTCTTAAATGTATTCCATTTTGATGCTGCCTTTTTTGCTTGGCTAACATTTCAAAATCCGATGATATTTTAATAAAATTCATTGTACCCATTCTCCTTTTCCAGTTTTACAAAAATGTAATCTAATCTGTTTTCCTTTATAAAAAATTCCTGTTCCTTGTTCATCCTCTTTAACTAGCTCCATCAGTTTATCGCCACAACTCTGTCCTTCTTGCAAAGAGACTGGTAATTTTTGCATTTCTCCTGTGGTAAAATAAATAAACATAATGATAACTCTCATTTTAAAAGGGTGGTGGTATGAACGTCATAAAAAAAAGGATCCACCACCCTATTAATGAAATTAAGCCTGTTTAGGCTTACGTTCCACTAATTTATGTATGATACGACCATCTTCCTTTGTGTTAATCCACTCCGTTAGATTAATGGTCTCTCCAGCTTTCATATCTTTGCTTACTTTATATGAACCCCAGTATTTTTCTGGGTTCTCTTGATCTCTATTCAAGTAGCCTTCTCCTGCTTTTAATTCAAAAGCCATCTTAGTTCCTCCTTTGTTTTGTTATATGTGTTTTTATAATAAGATTCATTTTGTTTAGTCTTTTAAATTCATTAGTCTTGGTAAACGAATCCCAGAACCCAGCCTTATGAATTAGCGTCTTGAGTTTTTCTACTTTAAAGCTCAAGTTTTTAAATTCTCCTTTATCAATTCCATTTTGGATCTTTTCTAAACTGGTGTGAATAAGAAGATTATCTACACCCTCATGTTTTCCATTTGTTTTAGGTTGTACTTTAGGTGTAGAATTATTTTGATGATTCATTTTCTTAAAGATACTTTCTTCATCAGGCATTTCAGAAATAGCATAGATATGACCATGCAATCCCACCAATTTTAAAACGCATCTATCAAACGCCCTTTTCTCTGCCATCGCTACTGGGTAAGCATTTTTAGAATTTCTTGGGCTACATTCCCCATAGGAAAACTGATCTACCTTTCCTAATCTTGCATGACATTTTACGATAGCTGTGCTTTCGTCAGCTTTAATGGTTTCGTACTTAATAACCTGAACTCCAGAGACAGCTCCAATTTCTTCTATATATCGGTGGTACATAATTTGTGTACCATGACAATCCCATAAGGCTTTTTCTTGATCTATATTATATTTAATTAAAATTTTTTGTATTTTTTCGTCTATCATATTGTCCCCTCCTTTTTTGAAGCATCTTTAATAATTTCCTCTATCTCCTTTTGCCTTTCTTCTTTGTAGGTTTGTCTGGCAATTTCTTTTATTTTACTAATTATTTCTTCGTTGCTAATTCTTTTTAAATCTTCTGGGCTAATACCATCGGTGCATTGGATTTTATAAACCATTGTAAAACCTTTCCATTTGTTGCATATCTTCTTCCTGAATGTGAGCAAGAAAGATATTATCCTTGCTTCTTTTAATTTCAGACCAGTCCACTCCCACCATACAAGCCAACTTTTTTATACTGCCGTCTGCCATCCTCAACATTTCCTGTCGTTGAATGTTGATCTGAATAAATTTATTAAAATAATATTTTAATCCTTCCTGTGTTAAGTCTTCACAGTTATGTTGGTTGAAAAGCAACACCCCATCTTCATCACAATAAAGAATGGCTGGTTGATATTCTTTTCCTAGATGTTGGGAATAAACGGACATTGCAATCAGATGGGTAAATTGAGGAGACTTTAATTTGCTTGGCTTTGAACTATTCCAAACTTTTTTACCTTTATTTTTTTTAGCAGTGCTAAGATAAACTCTTGGAAATCTATTCTTATGTTCGGTAAATATTTTAAGAGGTTGATTACGACAATCAATCGCACCTTCGGTGGCAAGATTTAAAGTTTGACCCATGTACTTATTGTCGTACCAATTAGAAAAAGAAACTTCGACTTCCCAATCTTTCATGTATTTGCCTGAAATTTCCATTAGCATTTGCAGATGATTTTCCACCATTTTTTTAATAATTTTTAAAATGAATTGTCCTTTGATTTTTTCCTTTTCTATAAAGACGGTATTGTCCAGCATAAATTTATATTGTTTTTCAACATCGCCAATTTTCATTTTGCCCATTAAAATATTTTGAAAGTATTGATGAATGGCTGTGCCAGATTTAAAGGAAATAGAGGGAGATTCAGGTTTGAAATTTAGATGGAGAGCTAAAGGATATTTAATGAACCACATCCAATTATTTAATGCTGTTTGAGAGGGAGAGGTATTAACTTTTTTAAAGTCCCCTTGCATGAAAGCTAGGTCTGTAAATCTATCATTTTTTTGCGACATTGCTGACGGATTATTGACAGAATAAGAGATAAAAGTCAATAGACAATATTAATAATATAGTGTATTTTATTTAATGCTCCCTAAAACCATTCAATATAAAAGACACATTATCAAGATAAGGTATATAGGGAGAAAGGAATCACAAGATTTAGATTGTGTGGGGATGTTCATTCCATCCGATAATGAAATTTTAATCTATAAAAATCAGTCCATAAAAAATATCCTCATAACCTTTCTACATGAGCTTTATCATCTCTTATGCTCAAAAGACAATATAAACGTAGGTAAATGTGGCGAAGAAAAATTGGTGGATAAATTAAGCGAAAGTTTTGTTAGATTACTAATCCACAATCCCAAGTTGTTAGGAGTTTTCCAGAAATTATTAAAATGAATCTACCTAAGGTTGAACTAAATTGGGAGGAAATTGTGGTAGGTGCAACCACAGGAGTTTTGAGGCAGACCGAAAATATGCGACAAAAAATTTCTTGGGGTAGTGGTGCAGATTTTGACTGGTATAAAAAGTGGGGACAAACTATTTCAGGGAGCTTGGCAGAACAGGCGTTGGCCAAAAAAATGCAATCTTATTTTTCCCATTCTGTTAATAATTTTCATGGATCTGATTTAAAAATTAATGGTAAATCTGTCCAAGTTAGATCACAATTAGAGAGTAAAAAAACAAACAACCTTATTGTGAGAAAGGGCTATAAAAAAACGGATTATTATTTTTTAGTTTTGGATGACCTTCCTACTTTTTATTTTGCTGGGTACGTTGCACCACATAATATAGAGAGGCTGGGAGAATGGACAAACTTTCATATTCAATCCAGACCTTATGTGTGGTCTATTCCCAAAGAAAAATTAACTCCATTAGAAAAATTTAAGTATGAAAGATAAAATTAATATTAAAATGTTCAAGCCTTTTGGCTCAACCATTTCTGAACAACCTTTACCTGATAATTTAGTCAAGGATTTTTTGGCCGATCTTAAAATGATTAGAGGTTTATCTCCTGAAGAAAGACAACGATATTCATTTGCTCATAAATTAGTAGGTTCAGTTGATTCAGAATACATGGTTACGCCAGAGGTTTTATTAAAATATAAACATTCTTTCTTTGATGTTTGCATTACTGAATATTGCCAGACTTTATATCCAGATTTTAAGGTCAAAAGAATTGTAATCAATAGTTGTTGGTATATAGTTCAGAAAATAAATCAATTCAATTCCATCCATCAACACACCAACCATGCCGCCTGTGAACAAAAGCACCCACAAATTTCATGTGTTGGTTATTTGCAAATCCCTAAAATGATTCCTTTGGAATGTGCCAAGTCCCACCATGATATAAGCGGCTCAATAGAATTTTTTGAAGGATCAGAAAATTATTTTTCTTTTTCAACATGGCGGAGAAATCCCACCGAAAAAACTTACTTGATATTTCCAAGCCATCTAGCTCATTTTGTTGCACCTATGAATAGTGATGATCCTGACGCTGAACGGATTAGCTTTAGCTTTAATGCGGTGGTGGAATTTATGATAGCCAGTGGAAAAGGAAATTAAATTTATTTTAAAATGTTATGGGAAAAACTAAAGGCTTTTTAAAGTAATGAGATCAACAACATTATCTTATATCGGACATAATAAAAATAATGATAGGTTTAATAATGATTTTTATGCAACACCATTAGACGCAGTAGAAGATTTAATTAAATATGAAAAATTTGATGGAAAAATTTGGGAGTGTTCTTGTGGTGATGGTGCAATTTCAGAGCCTTTAATTAAAGCTGGTTATGATGTTTATAGCTCCGACTTAATTGATAGGGGTTATGGAGATGTAAAAGATTTTTTAACTACCAATGAAAAGGCAGATAATATAATAACCAACCCACCTTTTAATTTAGCAACAGAATTTACTTTGCATGGCTTAAATTTAGTAAATAAAAAAATGGCTTTGCTTTGCAAACTTTCTTTTTTAGAGGGTAAAAGAAGATCAAAAGAATTATTTAATCAAAAGAAATTAAAAAAAGTTTTAATTTTTTCAAGAAGATTAGGATTCAAAAAGAACGATAAAAAAGGTGGATTGATGGCTTTTGCTTGGTTCATCTATGATGTTAATTATAATGGCTTACCTCAAATAGATTGGATATGAAAGGCTTTCTAAAGGTTGAGCATGAATTGCTAGACAACACAGTTCTTAAACCAACTGAGAAGTGCTTGTTAATGCTCCTTAGAAGGCTCAAAAATGCTCCTAATGGTTGTTGCCCTAGTCATGCCTACCTAAAAAAGAGATTGGCTATTAAGCACCGCAAAACCCTTTTAAAGCATTTAGACCGATTGGCTATGTTTGGGTATATTTGTTGGCGAAATAGAGGCAAGAATTTGACCAATGAATATTTGTTTAGGGATGATCCTAATTTTGAAAGGAGTTATCTGAACAATCTCAAGTTGCGTTCCATTATGAGCAGAAAGCAAAAGGAACAATACCACCAAAGGTTGTTGCGACAGGGTTTGGCTAGTCGGAAGGTCAAATTTATCAAATAATCTTTCTTTAATTCTTGTAATTCTATCAAAATAGACTATATACAACGTATGGGTGCTTTTTAAGACCCTATTTATAAACTGTCTAAACAAGGAGGTTTAAATGACATTCAATAAATTACCCTCAATCTTTAACCAACTACGCCCTATTTCAATAGGATTTGATAATATATTTGATCATTTTGAAAGACTTATGGATGACGGAGATGAGTTCTTTAGAACTCCTACGTCTGCCTTTCCTTTTTACAATATCGTAAAAAAGGAAAACCATCATTATGATATTGAATTGGCTCTTGCTGGTTATGAAAAAAAGGACATTGCCGTAGAATATTCGGACAATCTTTTAAGTATTAGGTCGGTTAAGGAAAATAAAACGGACAAGGACTCTAACGGAATAATCCATAGAGGTATTGCCAAAAGGTATTTTTCTAAGGTTTTTACTGTTGCTGATGATGTAGAAATCAAAGGTGCAGAACTAAAAAACGGCTTGCTTAAAATATCTTTAAAAAAGATTTTACCAGAAGGTAAAAAGCCCAAAATCATAGAAATCAAATAATATGAAAAAATTATTTAGGTTTTTAGAGGAATGGGGTTGGACAAGAGCAATCAACCGATTGAAACGACAAGGGCTTTTTCAAGAAACCAAAAACTACAGAAATTAAGTTGATTAAATAAGGGGAATTTGCTATCATTCCCCTTACTTTTTTTAGTGGTCCAATACTACTTGGACTTTCAAAGACCACCAATTAGCATGACCAACAATATAGGCATAAGGTTTATGCCTTAATTTTGATGGTTTATCTACGATAGACTCCTGTACTGCTTTATGGCATTGAGCCATAGCTTGTTCAGGAGTTTTACCTTGACCCCAAGCATGAGTTAAACCCCTTCTTCCTATTGCTTGGCAAAGGTAATAGTCATCATCTTTTTTTTCTGACATATTTCTCCTTTCAACCCTTAGTATATCACATTGACTTTTCTAAATTGGAGGTTGTATTTCAGTTTGTTGAAAACTAGAGCATCAAAATTTAAGGGTCATTTATTTTAGGTGCGACATCATGTCCTCTTTTTGGGCTTTGTGTCCAAATTGTGTTCTGCCTTTTTTTGCCCACAATTTCAGATTGAGCTAACAGGATCTTTGCTAGAACATTTTAAGTCCATTTAGGGAATGATTGGCAAGGAGTGTATCAGCTTGTTAATAACTTTAAAGGGGAGGTACATTTATTGCTAGTAGAGGGGTATCTTTTTTATGCCTCAATTAAGATATAGTTATATATATTAACTAGTTAACTAGTAGGATTATGACTCAATATGTTAACCCTAAATTGATACAATTTGCTTTGAGCAAAATTAGAAAATCTTCTAATTTTAACTATCAAAGAGCTATAGCAAGGAATAAGAAGGGAACTTTCAAGTTACCCCCACTGCAAAGTTTGCTAGATTTCCTTAACGCTAGAAAATTTAGTGAGGAAGAAAAGGGAAATATTGTGTCGGAGTTTTGGGAAAGGGTCGCTGAAAATCCCAAGTTTGAAAAAGAAATTGCACAAAAATTCAAGATAAAGTATAATCGGAAAGTATAAAGACAACATCTAGTGGCTACCCTAATTCTCTCCCTTTTTTTTAGGGTAGTCATCCTTCCAAAATTAATTATCTTCTTCGTCTTCATCTTCCCAAAAAGTATAAATGTTTTCTCCATGCTTTTTAGACCAATGAACAGGACATTCTTCTAGCCAATCATGGAACTTATCACTCATTGTGCTTTTATCCATTTTTACTGCCCTCCTTCCTTTTTTTCTTTTTAAAAATCTTCTCATAAGCCTCTTTGTAGATAGCACTAGATTTTTTGTATCGGTTATGGCTACCTTGCCAAGATAATCTCTTGGATGTACCTCTAGTCATCTTCTTCCTGTATTAATTCGCCTTGATGATTACCTTGTCTAATTTGTTCTGCAATATGTTCAAGGTCAGAATCATTTGGGTCATAGTTTGGGTAGTCATGTATTTTTAAAGACCACCAGCTTTTTTTATTTTTCATTTGCTACCTCACTTTCTTCTATTTTATTATTTCAACTGACCATTTATTTAAATCATCTAATTCTTCTCTTGATTTAAACATAAAGTTAGTACCAGCATCATTCCATAAATGGTCTTTTACTTTTTCTGGTGTATCCACATCAGGAATATCATCATAAATATATGATGAACCATTAGTTGCACTTTTTACTTTTATTTGCATTTGCTACCTCCCTCTCTTTTTTTTTATGGTTTCTATATTTAAATCGCTTATCCCAAGTCCAATTTTGAATCTTACTGCAAGTCCGTTCAATCCAAGCTAGAATATAATCTTTCATTTAATCCTCCTTTGAGCCTCCTTGACTAGCTTAAATATATCCCATCTAGGAAATTGTCGTTGTAATTTTTGTATCATTCTGCGTAATTTGTCTAAATATTTCATTTTCATTTTTTTAATCTAGCAATTAAATTATCTACTTCATCACACACATACCAAAAAACCCAAGACATTTTACCATCATACCAATCTTTCTCATTACCATAACCATAAATGCCTTGAAATTGATCTTTAGCAGTTAAATAAACATCATCACCAACCCCCAACCAATTTGTACCTATTCTGTTATATTTGTCTGGCTTTGGTAGTTTAGGTATCTTTTTAAGATTTCTAATATATTTTAAAATCCATGCTTTAAGTTTTCTTTTTCTTTTTTCATTCATTTTGATAAAAATACTCCCATGATTAAGCAACCCAAAACAATAATAATAATTTCTTTATATTCTATGATTAAGCTAGTCATTTTTTTTATCCCATTAATAATTTTGTGACAATTTGATTTTCTTTTTTATTTAAATCTTTTGCCCAAATTTCTTTAGCTATTAATTTTATTAAGCCATTATTAACTATAATTATTTTTTTCTTCTCTAAAGATTTAAGTGTTTTTTTAAGCGTTTCATCTGTCATTTTTAATTTCTTCCAATATATTCGTATCAAAATCTTCACATAAATATTCTAAAGGTTTAAATCTAAAACCCTCTTTGATTCTAAATTCTTTGGTAGTACCATCTTTGTTTTCAAGTTCATTACCATTATCATCAACAAGATAAAATTTTATATCTAATACTAAAGGTTGATAATCATTTTTATTAGGTTTATCTATTATCATAATATTCCTTTAAAAATTTATAACCATTTTTAATGTGTCTTTTTATTCTTTTATAATCTTCATCTTTTAGGTTTTGTTTTGTTATTTCATCAGTTAAATCACTAGCACCTAACAAGACCATTTCTAGTATGTTTGTCGCTTGTACTAATTTATTAGGTTTATCTATGGGCTTGGTGTCTATAATCTTTTCACAAATCATGTCTGACTCATTCCTTTCTTTTGTTAATTGATAGCGTTGTTTTCTACTCATAATATTTCATCATTTTTTAAACCTCTTTTGCCATAGCTCTTGATCCGCTAATCGTTGCGTCAAATCTGGCTTTGATTTAATTTTATCCAATAGCCAAAAGATAACTACAAGGATAGCCACAAGTCCTAGTCCTATGGATAGATCCTTGAAAAATATATCTAGCCATTCAAATTTAAAAAAGTTTTCAAATAAGTTCATAAGCAACCATTAATTTTTCTTGCCAATTTTTTATTTTTCATATTGTTTAAAACATTTTTAACAAGATAATATCTTGCCATATTACAAAAATAAGGAATATAACCTTGTTTCTCTTGCTCTTGTTGGATAGCTTTTATTTCTGTTTTTTGATGTTCTTCGCCAAAATTAACAACAATTAAAACAGAATTTTCAGTATGATAATTAATATTAGTATTCCGTTTTAAAGTTTTTAAAAATGGATCAAAGTATTTAGGATCATTTATATTTAATGTAGCCATTAAACCCCCTTTAAGTATTGTTTAACTTGATTTAACTCTTTTAATGTTTCAACAGTTGGTAAAATTTTACCATCTGTTGTTATTGGCTTAACTACAAAAACGGCTTTTTTAATTCCATCAAACATGTCGCTAAATTGATAAGTATGCTGAATTAAAAACCTTGTTTTTGATTTTGCACCCTTTAAGACTTTATAGTTAATGTCATTAAAAAATCTTTTATTTTCAGGTGTAAAATAGCTTTGATTCACTTGCTTTAACTCTTGTATTGTTTTTATCATTTTATTTTACCTCCATATTTGGTTGAAATTTATTATTATCAAAATAAAAGCAATTCACATATTTATTGGTATAGTTTATAGAATAACCTTTATCTTTAACAATTTTTTCAAATTTAGTTGCGTCACAATCTTCTTCTAAATAAAAATAACCTTTAGAATAATATGAACATTTACTAAACTCACTACCATTTAGATTGAATTGAAAAAAAGTATCTTTATGAACTCTGATATAACCATGAGACTCAGTATCATAAAAAACTAAATTAAGTTGTTTTTCATTATCTATCATTTTATTTTACCTCCATTGTTGTCAATAGCATTAACTCTTATTCTTGTCAATATATGATTTACTGAATCCTCTTTCTATTATTTCTTTTTTAGTGATTAATTTAATATTAGTTGGTTTAAAATTTCCAACCTTTTTAACGTTTTGTGTAGCGTCTCCTCTTGTCAAATTTTCGCATTTAATCATTTTTGGAGTAAATCCTTTAACTCTACCTAGCACCCAACACCACTTATCAACGTCACTTTGTTTAATCCAGACTAAATCATTAATTTTAAACATTTGACCTCTTTTTATATTTGTTTTTCTATACTTGGCATCATTAAGCAAAATTTAATGATGAAAAAGAAAAACATTGATAAACCCAAAAATGTGCTTAAATGTATGGCTATGATTAAGCCCAAAAATGCGCCTGCAAAATGCAGGGCAAAATATAGTGCGTAAAATAGTTCTTTCATTTTTAACCTTTCCATAAAAAAAGGGTGTTATTGCTAACACCCTTAATTTTTATTATTTAAATGCTCTTTTCTTTAATGTATTAACAGCGTTTTTATAGACTACTTCAGGTCTATCAAACATTGTGTCAATTCTTTTAACATCAATTAAAGCCGTTAATTTGTTGTATTTATCTAAAAATCTTTCATTGCTAAAATTTTGATTTTCAGATTTAAAGAACGTACAAAAATCATTTAATAAATTTGTATGATCTTTATATTTATTATCAGCTAGTATTTTCACAATAGCCTCAAAATGTTTTTTTGTTAACATATAACCCTTTCATTTGTTTAAATGTTAATATATAAATAAACATAAGCTAAAAAGAGTCTATTATTTGTCAATAGCTTTGTCAATAGCAAATATCTATGAATATAATTAAATTAACACCTGAAACATTAAGCTCTATTTTTGAGGAATTGGCAAAGGGAGAACAAAGCATTAAAGCCATATTAAAGGATAAAAATATAACTTATGAATGTTTAAGAAAAACTTTATCAAAAAGACCTAAAATCAGGGCGGAATATGATCAGGCGGTTCAGGATGGAATTAGTCTGGCATTGGACACCGCAATATTTAGAATAAAAGATACAATAGAAGATTTAAAAAATCATCCCAATCAAAAATCTAGCCTTGCAATATCTAACCTTGAAAAAGAGATTAATAACATGGTAAAATACAGGGCAAGTGCTTTAATTAGATCCTATCAACCCAAAAGTAGCTTAAAAGTAGGCAACATTAACGATAATAAGCCTTTATTAGTTAAGTGGATGAGCAAGTAAAACATATTAAAAGACAAGTTATATTAATACTTTTCCTTCGTTTTTTTCTACCTTTGTATAAACAAAGTTGCTTTGCAATCTATAAGAGTAGATAAAAGAAAAAATACAAGGCAAGCTAGAGCCATGTTGATTTAGATCCAGGTTTTTCTACCTTTAATAAGTAGTAATAAGTTGATCGTTATCGTTAGTAATGACAATGAGTCGAAAAAAGCTAAAGGTACGGTGTCAAATAAAGCCATACCACCGCAGGAAATTGACGTATGTAATAGACGTTATTAGGAGGTAAACACAACCAACTTTAAGAAATCATGTTTGAATTTTTAAAAAAAAGCCACATTT